ACTATTAATCCTAGTTGGGAACTAGGTTTTGGTATCGGATATGTCCATGGAGACGACGTGCAATTGCAGTTCATTCCCATTAGTCCAGACTATACTTGTATAGTTGGTGGAAAGTTGTTTAAGGGCTGAGCCTCTGCTACAATATAGTCGAGGTGATTAACATATGTTTACCAAGTTGTTTTGGAAGGATGCCGCAGAGCGCCTGATTAAGACCTTCGCACAGGCAGTGCTAGCGCTAGTTATTGTAGCGCCCACCACTCCTGTCATCGGTTTTGACTGGCCTACTATTCTGCTGACCGCTGCTACTGCTGCTGTCATTTCCTTGCTTACTTCTATTGTCAGCGCTGTGGCAACGTCGAGTACTCCGACTGTCAGCCCTGCGTCCGCAGCCCCAGACAATCGAGGTATCTAATGGCTAAAGCACCTATTAGGTATTTCTTTCTCAACCAACAACTACACAAGAGACTGAACTCCAATAGGGGAAAAGACCTTCTTACTGCCTGGAACTATCCGGAGCGTAAGAAGGTTTCCTATTCCTATACCGACGTAGTGCGCCGCCACAAAAAGGCATTCAGCACTGGTGAAGTAGCGAATTTACTTAACCGTAGCGTACTGACCATCGAGCGTGCTATCATGAGGGGAGACATTGCTCGTCCCCAGTACACCTACCGTATGGGCGGTACCAAAACATACAAGTTCTACTGGCAAGAAGAAGATATAATGGCTGCCCACGAATATCTTGCTAGCGTACACATCGGCAGGCCGCGCAATGACGGTGAGATAACCAACAATAGTCTACCGACGCCACGAGAACTACGAGCGTTGATTAACGACGAGGATGTTTTATACATCAAGCAAGGGGACACGTTCGTTCCCACATGGAGAGCAAAGGAATTTTAAGTTGACCGACAGCGTTACATACGAACTAGCATGGAAGCGTGCCCTGCCGGGGTACGAGAACATTACACCTTTCTTCGGCGTCACAACTGACGTACGAGACGACGAGTCATTCGAAGATGCCAAAGACAGGGTAGTAAAGATGGTCGAGGATTGGATGACCGAGAAGATTCAGGAAATAGAGACAGACCTTAAGTAATGGCTAAACCGCAGGAGTGCTACGCGCTGACTACGTACTTTACCCAAGGATACGTTGGCCGGTACAGCACTAAACCAGTAATCAACGGGTTCAAGGCCCGCTACGGGTTTGATGCGCTCCTGTCTGTAGACACATCTGCTGAGATTAAAGAGGTTATAGACTACTATCTCGGTGTCGATACCACACACTCTATTGACAAGTTCTTTTCGGCATACGATAAGATTAAGCAGCAGATGATTGACGATGCAGAAGCAGAGGCCCGCCAGAAGGCGCTACTAGAAGCGTCTAGAAAACGAGCAGAAGAATGGGTAAAGAGTGGCAAACGCAGAATTACAAGTGATTAATGCTCTATGTCAGAACAAGGACATAGGAACCCTATACTCTACCGGTGCCGACGACATGTTCGTCGGATACCAAGAGGTATGGAAAAGCATCAAGAACTACTACAACAAATACAACTCCATCCCAGACATTGAGGTACTACAAGAGCGCTTCAAGATTGAAAAGGTTAACGTAGGCGACGAAACTGCCTACTACCTTGATAAACTACGAGAAGAGTATATGAGCAACAGGTTAGAAACTATTCTGACCAATGCAGCCGTAGCCCAAAAGACTCACGGCTCCGCGTTCATCCTTGATAAACTCAATGAGTCTCTAGCAAAACTCTACCGTCTCACTGGTGGCGCGGTAGACACAAATATTATGGACTTCGAAGAGGCAGAGCGCTATTACGAAGAAGTAAGAGAGCGCACAGAAGCCATGGGAGGACAGCCCGGTATCTCTACCGGCCTTCCTTTTATTGATGCCTCATACCCCTCCGGACTGGCTCCGGGTGACCTTGTAGTCGTACTAGGATATACCGGTCGAGCAAAGTCTTTGTTCACCACGCTGCTAGCGTGCAACGCTCACGATTGTGGATACAAGCCCATGATTGTGTCGTTGGAAATGAGTGACTCAAAGGTACGAGACCGCGTATACACGATTCAGGGTTCTGGTTTGTTCTCAAACTCAGAACTTAACCTGGGTCAGTATGACCACAAGAAGTTTTCAACCTTCAAAGAAAAACACAACGGTAACGATTTTATCGTTATCAACAACAAGTCTGATGCTGAAATCACCCCTAACGTGGTGGAGTCAAAGATTGACCAGCACCACCCGGACATAATCATTATTGACTATGCCCAGTTGGCATCGGACAATGCTCGTAGTGAGCATATGACTACGAGGATGCTCAACCTATCCAAGGAATATAAGCGATTGGCAGTTAAAAAGGGTGTCGTCATCGTACTGATTTCGTCCGCTACTCCGGACGGCAGCGCAGACACCTCAAAGCCACCGCGCATCGAGCAGGTTGCATGGTCTAAGCAGATTATGTACGACGCAGACCTTGGACTAATCGTTCACCGACACGACGATTCAAACCTTGTCAGTATTATCAGTGGAAAGAACCGTAATGGTCCTGACTTCGCTGGTATATTGGAATGGGACATAGATAGAGGAATAATTAGAGAGGCAAACTTCTGATGCACGATGATATCAGAAAGTTCAACTTAGAAGGCGAATTTGGTGAGACCAACATCGTCAAGGTCAAGGATAACTTGGTCAGGTATGTTGAGTCAATGATGCGGGACTACTCCTATATACCTGCACTAGACCTAGAGCCACAGTTCACGCTGAACTATTCAGTTGAAGATGAAATTTATAAGTTCAACCTGAGCGTCTATGGCGTCAAGGTCAGGCCGGAAAAGGCATGGAGCACTGCCGGTATCATGGGTGGTAAAGAAATACCAGCATATCAACACTCCTAAAGGGGGCGACGTGGACCTAGATTTCGATACAGAAGTGTATAGTCCAACACAGATAGAAGCCGTCGTCGCAGAGACAGGTGTGCAAATTCAGTCGGTGACTGGAAAGCATCTTCTTTGCATGTGTCCCTTTCACAACAACACCTATAGCCCTGCCTTCTTGGTTAACCGCAGCAGCGGTAAGTGGTACTGTCTTAACGCCTCGTGCGCACAAACCGGTGACCTTGTATCTTTGGTTATGAAGACACAGGATTTGGATTACTTCAAAGCATACCGTTTTGTTCTAGACCGTCGCTCGTCTTTGAGCGACGTATTGAGTTCTGTTCTCGGCCATGATGCCGAACCAGAATTCACGCAGTTTCCACAAGAGCCGGTAGAGAGAATGCAGTCTGATTTCATACTCTCTAGAAGAGCAATAGAGTATATGGAGTCACGTGGGTTCACCACACAAACCATGCTCGACTTCGGACTAGGCTATTCCAAGAAACAAGATATGGTGATTACACCGATGCACGACCCGTCCGGTATGCTGGTAGGGTTTATCGGTCGCAGTATCGAAGACAAGCAGTTCAAGAACACCGTGAACCTGCCCACGTCAAAGACGCTGTTCAATTTTCATAGAGCCAAGAAGCACGGCTCAAAGGTAATTATTGTGGAGTCGTCCTACGACGCCATGCGCATCACCCAGGCCGGGTACCCAAATGTAGTCGCCCTATTAGGAGGATACCTGAGCCCTGCACACATTAGGCTCCTGAGCCAGACCTTTGATGAGGTCGTCATTATGACAGATTGGGACAAGTTGATGAAACTTAAAAACTGTCAAGTGTGCAACGGCAACTGTCACGGACACAACCCTGGACGCGACCTAGCCAAGCGTATAGTAGAAAGCCTGCCCAATACTCGCATCTGGTGGGCAGCATACGACGACAGCACCGTGTACCCGCACGGCGCTAAAGATGCCTCAGACATGAGTGACGAAGAAATCAGAACATGTCTGAAAGGTGCAATTTCTAATTTCGAGTACCAGACATGGAACCCTGAGGGGTTGCAACTGACTGCTTGATGTGCTATAATTGTACGCAGAGGCCGCTACATTGGGCCGTAATTTATTGAAAAGGAACTATACAAAACTACAATGGGATTTCTAAAAGGATTAGCAGCAGTACAGACCGAACTGGAAAAGCGTCCAGTATTCGAAGACCGTGTTAAGGCTCCATATGTTAATGTGGAGGACGGTAAGTCAGTAAAGATTACACCCCTACAGGAACTAGATGAGGGGTCACCCAACTTTTCTCGTAAGAACGGCGTAGGTATCTTCGTCGTTACTCACACCAACCCAGAGGACTTCACCAAGAAGGCTCCGTGCACTATTGATGAAGGCGACTGCTACGGTTGCGCTCGCAACTGGCGTCAGTCAGTTATGATGTACCTCAATGTGCTAGTTGAGGACGGCAGCAAGGACCCGTACGTCGCGGTATTGTCGAAGGGTACCGGTAAGAACTCTCTAGGTAAGGCACTACTAGATATTGCCGCCGATGAGGACTTCAACAACTCTATTACCGACAAGGTATTCAAGTTGTCTAGGAGCGGTACCAAGAAAGATACAACCTATTCTCTCACCGCGCTCCCCAAGCCTAACGACAAGAACGTAGAAGACTATGAGGTCTACGACTTGGAGAAGGTAGTATTCAAGGTAAACCCTGAGAATCAGGAGAAGTACTACACTGGTGCCGAGGCCGGTTCCGCAAAGGAAGAGCCCGCAGCAGCAGCCAGCGCGACAAGCGTTGACGTAGACTGGTGATTTAACACAGTTGCCCGCCCCACAATTGGGGCGGGCACTGTTGTTTACGTGGTACAATTGAATAATGATAAGCGAAGGATATCGCAAATACCTGAGGTCGAAGAAATGGGCCAAGAAGCGTAACGAATGCTTTGCTTATTACGGTAAGCGCTGCCGCGCGTGCGGTAAGACAACCGGCCCTATACAGGTCCACCACATGGACTACAGCCGACTCGGTAACGAGTCTATGCAAGATATTATCCCTTTGTGTATCAAGTGTCACAGAGAGGTCACCAAGATTTACAGACGTAATCGTAGGCGAGGTCTGCGCCGGGTAACGATGGAATACATCAAGATTAAACAACGTTCGAAGAAGAAATAATGCAAAGTTGTGAACTACACCTACATACCCAACATTCACTCCTCGATGGTCTAAACACCCCAGCAGAATACATGGCTCGCGCCGCCGAAATCGGTATGACACATATGGCTATTACCGACCACGGCACGCTCAGCGGCCACCGTGAATTCCAACGTGCCGCCAAGGAATCCGGTATCGTTCCGATTCTAGGTGTTGAGGCATACATCAGTCCTACCGACCGATTCGACCGTCGTACCAAAGCCAACAGGCAAGACGGCACCAACATCTACAATCACGTCATCTTACTTGCTCAAAACGCTACCGGACTAGAGAATGTCAACAAGTTGTCCGAGCGCGCCTGGACCGAGGGTTTTTACCACAAGCCCCGTATCGACATGGATATTTTAGGAGAGCACTCAGAGGGCGTCATAGCCCTCTCAGGCTGCCTTGGCGGTCTGCTGTCGCGTGCTATCACCAACGAACAGCCCGAAGAGGCTGAGCGGTACGCAAGGCAGTTCAAAGATATCTTGGGTGATAGATTCTTTATTGAGGTACAGTCACACAACCCACTAGAGGTAAACGCTGGACTGATGGACATTGCTAGGAAACTAGATATTCGTCCTGTGGTCACCTCCGACTGCCACTACGCGCGCGAGGAAGACCTATGGCTGGAAAATGCCATGTTGATTCTGGCTACCAGCCCTAAGCCTAATCCTGAGGCAGACCTGTCTAAGGCTGCCAAGATGGATTTCCTTGATAGGTATAATTATCTATACCCCGACCGTATGATGAACTTTGAAGAGTACGGTATTTTCTTGAAGTCTGCACAGCAGCACCGCGAGGGTCTAGCCAAGCACGGTATAGGCGATGATGCCATATCTAACACTATGTTGATTGCCAATATGGTAGGTGAATACCCCTACCATTCTGGCCTAGACCTACTTCCTAAGTT